GCCCGTATCATTCTCAAGAAAGATTTTGACATTGACAGAAGGCAATTTACCGCGGACATTTTAAGCCAGCTTTCAACGCTACAAAAAGAGGCTAGAAACAACAACCAATTACACGTTGCTTTAGGCTGTATTAACTCAATGGCTAAGATTGCACAGATTACAACATGAGCATCTTAACTAGAGAGGGATCAGTATTAGATATTGCAGGCACTAGCGGAGTTTCGATTGATATAAAACAATTATTAGCAAATATTAGAAATGATCTTCACGAACCACAAAGGGAGTTTTTTGATAACAGCAATACTGAGATACTAGGCTTGTCAGCTGGTTATGGTGCAGGCAAAACTAGAGCGCTTTGTGCAGTATGCGTGAAACTAGCGGCACTAAACGTAGGTTTTACAGGCGCAGTTATGGAGCCAACAGGTTCATTGATTCGAGACATCTGGCAAAATGACTTCGAGCAGTTCTTAGAATATTATGAAATACCTTACTCATACAGAGCTAGTCCATTACCTGAGTACATATTGCACTTACCAGACGGAGATACAAAGATACTATGTAGAAGTTTTGAAAACTGGTCACGCATAATCGGTCTAAATTTGGCTTTCGTATTGGCAGACGAAATAGATACAGTCGCACCATCTGTGTGTGATAGGGCATTTCCAAAGATTCTAGGTAGGTTAAGGTCTGGTAATGTCAGGCAGTTTTGCGCAGCGAGTACACCAGAGGGTTTCAGATGGATGTGGAATACCTTTGGATCAGAGGCAGCACAGGAGAGATCAGACCGAAAACTTATAAGAATGAGGACACAAGACAACCCACACTTACCAGAAGATTTTATTGAACGAATGCAAGCAAACTACGACCCTAGTATGTTGCAGGCTTACCTTAATGGAGAGTTCACTAACCTTACAACTGGACAAGTATATGACAGATTTGTAAGAGAAGATAACATTGTCGATACTATTCCAAGTATCCAGATGGAGCCATTGAGGATAGGGGTAGACTTCAATATTGGGAATATGAGCGCGGTGATAGGAATAAAATTAGGGGAAAAATTGTTAATAATTGATGAAATTGTGTCAGCACATGATACAGACGCACTTGCACAGGAAATACAGCGTAGATATCCTACTAATAAGATTTACGTCTACCCTGATGCTTCAGGCGGCAATCGTAGTACTAATGCAGCAAAAACAGACATACAGATTCTTGAATCCTATGGTTTCACTAATCTCTCGGCCAAAAGCAATCCAGCAATCAGAGATAGAGTCTCTGCCGTACAGGGTTTGTTATGCAACGGAAAAGGGCAAGTACGTTTACAAATCAATGCCAGTTGCAGACGTATGATTGAATGCCTAGAGTTACAGAGTTATACAGATAAAGGCGAGCCAGATAAAGACGCTGGTTACGACCACATGAATGACGCACTAGGGTATCTGGTTTGGAGAGAGTTCAATCCACTATATGCTCATGCGGGCAAAAGAACAGGCATTAGAATATATTAAGAACATGGTACTATTGAGGCAAAACTGTGTATAGCTCACTAAATATTTACAACCAGCCCATTACACAAGCTGCTACAACAGTTGCTAGTCCTAATGCGGCCTATCAACGTATGGCTCAGTTTTGGGACTTAATTACAGACTTAAAAGAAGGTACATACAAAATTAGAAGCGAACACAGAAAATATTTACCACAAGAACCAAGAGAAACTGACGATAGTTATGACACTAGACTTAGCAGATCAACAGTAGTGCCATATTTGCAGCGTATTGAGAAAATGCTTTCAGGTATGCTTGTAAGAAAGCCAGTAAGACTAGATGATGTATCAGACTTAGTAAGAGAGCAGCTATTCGATGTAGATTTAGAGGGTAATGATCTCAATGTGTGGCTTTACCAAACAGCAAGGCAAGCTATCAGCTTTGGTCATGTCGGTGTTTTAGTAGATGCGCCAACAGAAGGGGATAAGACTAGACCATATTGGGTTACTTATACACCGAAGGATATATTAGGCTGGCGCTCTGAAATTATAGAGGGCGAAAGGCAGTTGACACAGCTAAGATTAATGGAACAAGTGGTAGAGCCTGATGGAAAGTACGGAGACAAGATAATCAAGCAAATTAGAGTTTTAGAAAGAGGTAGATACGAAATCCATAGAAAAGATGAAAAGAAAAATGAATACAAATTATTTGATGAAGGAGAAATGAGTATAAAAGATAAGATTCCTTTTGCTGTCGCTTACTCTAATAGAGTTGGTTATTACGAAAGCCGCAGCCCGCTATATGACATTGCAGAACTAAACCTTAAGCATTATCAAATACAATCTGACCTAGACAATATTTTGCATATTAGCTCTGTACCATTGCTTGCTGTCTTTGGTTATCCCAATGCTGACGAGATTACTACTGGACCCAGCGAGGCGTTATCTCTACCACCAGAGTCAAGAATGGAATATATTAGTCCATCAGGAGACAGTTATGATAGCCAGTTTCAGAGATTAGCGGATATTAAAGACCAAATAAACACACTATCACTAGCTGCTGTTCTAGGACAGAAGTTAGTAGGAGAATCAGCAGAGGCCAAGCAAATAGACAGATCGCAGAATGATTCGACCATGATGGTAATAGCCCAGCAGATGCAAGACTTAATAGATAACTGCTTGAGATTTCACAGCCAATACTTAAATGAAGCTAATGCTGGTAGCTCTTTTGTTAATAGAGACTTTGTTTCTGCAAGATTACAGCCACAGGAAATAACCAGCCTACTAACTTTGTTTACTGCTGGAACTATTACACAAGAAACTCTATTGAACCAGTTATCTGCTGGGGAAGTATTAGGCGATGACTTTGACGTAGAGGAAGAAATCGAAGGCACACAAAGCGGTGGCCTAACAGAATCAGAACCACCTGAAGAGCCTGATCCAGAGCCTGAAGATGAAGAAGAGGAGGAAGCAGGGGAAGAATGATAAATGAGTATTCCAGAGGTATTCTTTAGGGAAACTATTGACCTTAATAGATATAGTAATGCTGTATCTATGAAATTTGTAGAAAACTATATTCAAGTAATTTATGAAGCTAGTAAACAGCTAGTTGCTCTAGACAAAAGGCAAAAAAAAGCAGGGGTAGGTGTGACTGTAGCACCACAAACAAGAAAAAGATTAAGGGCAATACTTGCACAGTCAAAAGCAAGTTTAGATAGGTGGAATAAAGACGTTACAAAGCAAATGATAAAAGAAATGGAAGGATTAGCAAAGATACAGACAGGTTTTATAGAAGGTGAGTTAAAAAAAGCAGTTAAATCTGGCGGTATCCCTATTAATTCAGTTGCAGTTAACCAAAGGTATGCAACTTCCTTTGTTAAAACAGACCCTACAAAAATTAATATTTTTACTAGCAAGCAATTTACTGAAGATGATTTTGTAAAATTTGGATCTGGTAAGTTTGAGCTAACTGCTAGGCAAGGTGCAATGATGACTTTGCCCAATGGCGAGACAGTAGAAAAAGCTTTCAGAGGTATAGCAAGAAAAAACCAAGAGTTATTAGCAAGGACTATTAGAGCTGGTGTATTTAGTGGAGAATCTGTAAATGTAATCGCTAAGAGATTGGCAGGTACATTAGAGTTTGACAAGGTAGCCACAACAAGACAAAAAATTGCAGCGGGTGGGCAGGCAATAAAATTAGCAACCCATCAAATAAAAACAGTTGTTAGAACCTCTGTTAATCAGGTACAGAATCAGGCTTCTCAATCTGTTTATGCAGCGAATAGCAAAGTAGCCCCAAGATATGAATATGTTGCAACGCTAGATAGTAAGACCAGCAATATCTGTAAAAGGCTTGATGGTAGAAAGTTTGAATATAATAAGGGAGTAGTGCCACCACAGCATTTCAACTGTAGGTCTACCACAGTTCCAGTTGTTGATTATGAAGGGTTAAGTAAGCGCAAAGGGTTTGAAGATTTAACAGAACCACCAGTAGGAAAGGTAGTAAGCAGGCCTAGTGCTACTGGAAGAGTCCCACAAGGCACACAATATGGTGACTGGTTACTGCAGCAAGATAAAAAACTACAAGTAAAGACTCTAGGCACAGCAAAAAAAGTTGATTTTTTTAAGAAATTAGCAAAAAAAGAAGGCTCTGGACACGCTGCAATAAGAAAAATGATTAGGAATGATGGTACAGAGTTACCACTTGATAAGTTAGAAAAAATATATGCCAAGCCTGTAGTGGCTAAGAAGGTAGCAGCACCAGTAGCTAAAGCACCCAAGATTAAGACATCACCAACTATGTCTACTGAAGGTGTTGATAAATGGCTGGCTCAAAACAAGATTGGCAGTGTTCAAGAGCTAACAGAGGAGAGTTTGGATAGTTTAGAGAAGTTGGGAGGCTTGACAGAAAGAAATGTTAAGCGAATGAGATTGTTTATGAACAAGGCTAAAACTGTTAGTCAATACAATATGTACAATGAAAGAACTGGTACATACACAAATCTACAACAAAGATTTTTAAAAGGGGATAATCTGAAAGCTTTTGCAGAGTCAAATAAAGCTGTTAACAAAAGATTTGAATACATTAATACATTACCTGTAGAGGATTTACCAACAAATACTAAAGATTGGAAACGTATATGGAATGGGGTTGGTGACGGAATGCGTAAACGGCTTTCTTCTAGAAAAGTATTATTTGAGGATAGTATTGAAGAATTGAAAAAAGGGCAATTACCTAGAATAGATTTCCAAAAAAAAGTAGTGAACAGTTTATTTGGTTATGCTACTGGCGGTACAAATGGCTTTACCAGTTTTCAAACAGGAATGATACACACACAACTACAAAATGGTGCGAGAAAGGTAACTGTAACTGCTGCTAAAAAGATGAAAAAAATATCTCGTGAAACTCTAGACAATAATTTCAAATTTTCTAAATATAAAGGGTCTAAATGGGAGCGCTGGAGACAAGGCCAAAAAGATGGAATCAGTGAGGTATGGAATAATGGCACACCAATGGACGAGTCATTTGATTGGTTAGATACTCTAGTACATGAGATGGGACACCAAGTACACTACCAATCTGGTGCTTTAAATCTTGGCAGACAATATTTGAAAGACAAAGGCATGACTTATGTAACTGGTTATAGTCGATCTAATCATTTAGAACAGTTCGCAGAGGCTTTCACACAATATATTTTTAATCCAGAGGGGTTGCAAGAGAAAGCACCACGCTTGTATAAATGGGTAGATGCAACTTTAGACCAATCTCTTAAAAACCTATGATGCTATTTGAAGCGGCAGAACTTATTAACAAGTTCCCAAAAAACAAAAGAGTTCCAAAACAAATTTACGATCAAATACAAAAATCTAGTGGTCAAGAAAAAAAAGAGTTTCAGCGATTGATTGAAGGCTTATATGTATTGGCTATTGAAGATGAAGACTTTGACATACTTAACAAATACTTTGGATAGCTATGCCATTAAAAAAAGGTAAATCACAAAAAATTATCTCGGCTAACATTCGTAAGCTTATGAGAGAAGGCAAAACACTTAAGCAGGCTCAAGCCATTGCGTTAACAACTGCTAAAAAACGTAAAAGGAAGTAATATAGTTACAGCTACTTTTATTGTTATGCCTTCACACTATGGATCAATGAAACCAAAGGGTAAAAAAAAGAAAGTAAAAAAGGGTGGTAAAAAATAATGGGATATATTTTTAAAGTGCAAGGTGAAGAAACCAAAAAGCCTAAAGAAACTAAGCCAACTGCAAAAAAGAAATCTAAAAAGTGACTAGAAAACTAAGGCGAGTTCCAAAGGACAAAAAGACAGGGCTACCAAAAAAGTACCTATCTGGTGCTAAAAATAAATCAGCAAAAGCTGCTGAGATTAAGAGAACTGCCGAGGCTTATAGAAAAGGACAGTATATTGATATTCAAGCTGTATCAAAATCACGTACTAAACAAAATGTCTCCACAAGCAAAAAGAAGAAAACCACTAAGCGCAAGCGTAAAAGCTAACCTTAAAAAAAAGGCTGATGGTACAAAGTTTTTTTATGGGGAACTTGCAGCAGTATATAGAAAAGGTCAAGGCGCTTACTTGTCTAGTGGTTCAAGAAACGTACCTATGGCAGCGTGGGCTATGGGAAGAGTCAATAGTTATATGAGAGGAGATAAAGCTAGAACAGCAGATGCAGCAATCTATTCAAGGTACAATAAAAGAAGATGAAATTGACAACTAGACAAAAAAATACTTTAGCCAAACATCAAAAGGCGCATGGTCATACCAAAGCGCACATGGATTTTATGAAGCGTAAAATGAGAGAGGGAGTTTCATTTACAGAGGCGCATAGATTAGCAATGAGAAGGAAGGGCAAATGAGTGACCCTAGACTAAAAAGGTTTGGATTATCTGGTTTCAACAAACCTAAAAGAACACCATCACACCCTACGAAGTCTCACGTTGTACTAGCTAAAGAAGGCGATAAGGTTAAATTAATTAGGTTTGGTATGCAAGGTGCTAAGACTAAGCCACCTAGAAAGGGAGAATCAGACGCGGATAAGGCAAAACGTAAAAGTTTTAAGGCTAGACACGCTAAAAATATTGCCAAAGGTAAAATGTCAGCAGCTTTTTGGGCAGATCGCACGAAGTGGAGCTAGTATTGTGAATAATTGTAAATTTTTTTTTATGGCTGACGAACCAATCAAACCAAATCCACCTGTAGATACTGCAGCGTTAATGGCAGAAGTTGAAGCGCTCAGAAAAAGCAACAGAGAAATTTTAGACGATTACAAAAAAGCAAAGGAGGCAGCCAAAGCTGTACCGCCAGATGTTGATGTAGATGCACTTATTGCATTCAAACAGCAAAAAGAAAAAGAGGAACTAGAGGCCAAAGGCAGATATGATGAAGCTATTGCAAAACAGGCTCAACAATATCGTGATGCTGAAGAAGCTAAGAACAAAAGAATACAAGAATTAGAAAGCAGACAGAGACAGCTTGAGGTAGAAGCACCAGCAGTAACTGCACTGGCTGATGTTGTTCACGACCCGCAATATGTCTTATCTCGTATTGATAAAGACCAATTAGCTAGAGAGACAGATGGGACTGTTGTTGTAGTAGATGGCTATAACAGAACACCTGTGAAAGAGTGGGCGATGTCTAAAATGCCAGCTTGGGTACAGAAGAATCCGAGGCCACAGGGAGGAGGGGCAACTACAACTAAAATTCAAACAGAGACATTAGCATCTGGTGAAAAGAATCCATTTGCCAAAGAATCTTTTAACCTTACAGAGCAAAGTAGGTTATTTAGAACAGACATAAATAAATATAATATGCTCAAAAACGCAGTTAGCGGTTAGTATAGTAACAACGTGGTTGTGCTACGTCAGAGGTTGTGCCTCGAAGTAAACATATTTATTAAATTCTAATGGCAACATTACGTAGTGATTTAATAATTCCTGAGGTGTTTACTCCCTACTTAATCGAAGCGACAACTCAAACTGACAGCTTCCTACAAAGTGGGGTAGTACAACCTTTGGCAGAATTGAATCTATCCGCAGAGAGAGGCGGAGACTTTGTAAAGATACCTTTCTACAAAGCTAATTTAACTGGAGATTTTGAGGTTCTATCAGACTCAACATCATTAACACCAGCTAAGATTACAGCTGATAACCAGATTGCAGCTGTACTTCATAGAGGTCGTGCCTTCAGTTCTCGTGACTTGGCAGCTCTTGCAGTTGGTGGCGGTGTTGATCCAATGGCTGCTATTGCTCAGAAGATGGCGGCATACGTCAACAACCAAAA